GGTCAGCCAATGCTGCGCTCTGCTTGCGTGATTATTTGACGTCCGGCTATGGCATCAACGCTGACAGCGACGAGATTGACGACACGTCGTTCCTCACGGCGATGAACGTGTGCGACGAGGATGTGACTTTGGCCGCGGGCGGCACTGAAAAGCGCTATGAAGTAAACGGCTCATTCACAACAGGAACGTCGCCGGATAAAATAATTGAAGCCCTGACACGCTCAATGGCCGGCTCCATGTGGTATGCGCAGGGAAAATTCCGCGTAAAGTCTGGCGCATACACGACGCCGGTCTACGCATTTGACGAGAGCGATTTGCGTTCAAATGTGCAAATTCAAACACGTCGCAGTCGACAGGAAAACTTCAACATCGTAAACGGAAAGTTTAAGGGCGCGGAAACAAACTGGATAAACACAGACTATCCGGAGGTGCGTCTTAGCGCGTCGACCATAGCTGATGTTGACGGCGGTGAGGAAATTAAGACGTCGCTCGACTTGCCCTATACATCGACAAACACGATGGCACAACGAGTGGCGAAGGTTTTGTTATATCGCAACAGAGAGCAGCTTGTGGTTAGTGTGTCGATGGGTTTGCGCGCCATGCAAGTTCAAGTTGGTGACATTGTCAAATTGACAAACACACGCGCTGGATGGACAGAGAAAACATTTGAGGTCTTGGCATGGCAATTTGCGCCGACCGCTGAAACCATGCTGCAAATCAACATGACACTGGCCGAAGTAAGCTCCGCTGTTTATGACTGGAATGCTGACGAAACAGCCTTTGAAACAAACAACACGCAACTAGCCGATGCGTTTGTTTCTCCGCCTGTTGGTGTAAATGTTACCACAGAGGCTCGTGTCATCAATGAGGCGGTGTTCACCGTCTTAACTGTCGACATCACATCAAGCGCGCCGGAGCGCGTTGATTTTGTTGAGGTGGAATATAAAAAGTCATCTGACACAGAATATACGCAAATCGGCGTTGGTGAATTGGGTTTGTTCGAGGTGGTTGATGTCGAGAACACGGATTACGACATTCGCGCGCGGTCGGTAAACACGTTTGGCATTCGAGGCGAATATGAGCTTGTTCAAGGCTTTAGCGTGAACGCATTTATCGACCCGCCTGAAAATGTGACCGGCTTCAACGCAACCGTCGGCGGCGCGTTGATGAATTTGGAATGGGAGGCCGTTTCAGACCTCGACCTTAGTTTTTACCGTATCCGACACTCGGTCGAGGAAAGCGGCGCAAGCTGGGCAAATGCAACGACAGCAGTTTATAAGGTCGCGCGTCCGGCCAACAGCGTGACCGTTCCGGCGCGCTCTGGCACTTACAGCATTCGCGCCTATGACAAACTCGGCATCAACAGCACTGCATACACGAGCGTCGTCGTGCCGGCTGTTGACTTGGAAGACTTCACCAACACTAACAATCAGTCTGAGCACGGCACATTCTCCGGCAGCAAAACAAACCTGTCTGTTACATCGAGCAATTTACGCCTTACAAGCACCACAGGCGCATCAGAGAGCAATCCGGCGACAGGCACTTATGACTTTAGCAACTACATCGACACCGGCTCTGTAAGGCGCGTCAGAGCGCGCGTGGACGCATCTGTGGTGAGATTTAATGCTGGCGCGGGGCTATTTGACGACATCGCCGGCAACTGGGACACATGGTCTGGCTTGTGGGATAGTTGGTCTGACCCGCAGTTTGCAGACCATAACGTCTTGTTCTATATTTCGACAACAAATGACAATCCGGCATCGTCACCAACGTGGTCGGATTACAAACTATTTAAGGCCGGCGACTTTAGTGGCAGGGCGTTTCGTTTTCGTGTAGTATTGGTCAGCGACGCCGAAAACATTTCGCCGAGCATTGACGCACTGACAGCCGTGGTGGAGTATAACTAATGGCAACACATGATTATGTAATTGACAACCAAGCCAGTGCAAACGCACGCGCCGATATCAACAATGTTCTGCAAGCTATCTTGACAAACAACAGTGGTTCGTCCGCGCCCTCAACGACAGCGGCGAACATGCTCTGGTATGATACGTCAAACAATGAGTTAAAAATGAGGGACGAGGCCGACTCAGGATGGATAGTCATCGCCTATCTCGACCAGACGAATGACCGTATGCAGGTTCGCAGCGATGTCATCCAAGCGGCGAGTGCTGGCGGCATTGATGTCAAGGACAGCAGCGGCACAACTATCATCGACCTGCAAGTTGCGTCTAAGGCCACATCAGAGGCCGGCACAAACAACACGGAATTGATGACACCGCTCCGCACAAAACAAGCCATTACTGAAAACGCTCAGACCTTTGGCTGGAAAGATGTTGGCACATACGCGCTCGGTTATTTTAACGGCGGCACATTGACGACAACTGAGGGTGACACTGTGGCCGGAACAATTCTTTATCCCCTCAACTTCTATGGCAACCAAGACCTGTCACTTGGCAGCGAGGGTGTGCTTGGTGCTTACAGTGCAATTTATCGCTCTAACCCCGCGTTTGGCAGCGGCACTTGGCGCAGAATGGGGCCAAATTCAGGAAACGCCAGCACAGCAGGCCGCGTTGCTTTATATTTAAGGATTTCGTGATGCACATTCAGCCGAAATATCGAAACGCTAAATATGTTGACGAAGGCGAGACAATCGTTGAGTGCGAAATCGAGCATCCTCGTTATGGGTGGATACCCTACGGCTGTCACCCTGATGATGGAGACCAGACGATTGACAACGATTATTTGTTCGCCCAATTCTCAGCAAAGGGCGATGTCGCAGCTTATATCGCGCCAACGCAGTCTGAGTTAGACGAGGCTGCCGCTGCTAATGTGAGACAAGTCAGAGCCGACAAGTTGCTGGCAGAGGTTGACCCACTGGCCGGAAACAGCTTGCGGTGGGCTGACTTAACCGGCGAACAACAACAAGATGTTGTTGATTATCGGCAGTCTCTTTTAGATGTGACTGAACAAGGCGGGTTTCCGCACAACATTGAATGGCCCATAAAACCTGACTGGATGTAAAAATGGCAGACAAGCGAATTTCTGAGCTAACTTCTATCACCGGCAGCGGAACAGCGTCGACCGACATTTTTGTCGTGGTTGATGAGAGCACCGGACAGACTAAAAAAATCACACGCGCTGAATTAAACAACGCCATCGAGCAAGATGTTCTCGACAATATAGACATCAGCACGATTGATGGCGACTTTAGCGTTTCTGGTAATATGGCAATCACCGGAACGGTTGACGGCCGTGATGTTGCGACTGATGGCACAAAGCTGGATGGCATTGAGGCCGGTGCGACCGGCAATCAAACTGCCGCTGAAATTAAAACAGCGTATGAGAGCAACTCAGACACAAACGAGTTTTCTGATGCAGAGCAATCAAAACTTGCCGGCATCGAGGCAAGCGCTACAGCAGACCAAACCGCAGCGCAAATTAAAACAGCCTATGAAAGCAATGCCGACACAAACGAGTTTTCTGACGCTGAACAGTCAAAGCTGGCCGGTATTGAGGCGAGCGCAACAGCAGACCAAACTGATGCTGAAATAAAAACAGCCTACGAAAACAACAGCAACACAAACGCTTTCACCGATGCAGACCATACGAAACTTGATGGCATTGAAAGTAATGCCACAGCCGACCAAACAGCGGCGCAAATAAAAACAGCTTATGAGAGCAACGCCGACACCAATGAGTTCTCCGATGCGGAACAATCAAAGCTGTCTGGCATCGAAGCCAATGCAACGGCAGACCAGACTGACGCGGAGATTGCCAGCGCATTGACGGGTCAGACAATTACAAACCTGACCGAGTTATCGACAACCGGACAAGTCACTATCGGCGGCGACCTGACAGTGAACGGCACGACAACAACGCTGAACAGCGCAAATCTTGACGTCGATGACATCAACATCACAGTCGCGTCAGGCGCAGCGGACGGTGCAGCAGCGGATGGTGCTGGCCTGACGGTTGATGGCGCAAGTGCGACCTTTACCTACGCGAACACTGGCGACAAGTGGGCAATGAATAAGCCGCTTGACGTTACCGGAAACATAACTTTGAGCGGCTCAGTTGATGGTCGCGACGTTGCCGCTGATGGCTCAAAACTTGATGGCATCGAAAGCGGTGCAACGGCCGACCAAACGGCAGCACAAATTAAGACAGCTTATGAAAGCAATTCTGACACCAATGAGTTTTCAGATGCCGAACAAAGCAAACTGGCGGGCATTGAAGCTAATGCAACGGCAGACCAAACAGCCGCTCAAATAAAAACTGCATATGAAAGCAACTCAGACACAAACGAGTTCTCAGACGCAGAACAAACAAAACTGGCTGGCATTGAGACATCCGCGACGGCAGACCAAACTCCGGCGGAGATTAAGTCTGCATATGAAAGCAACGCAGACACAAATGAGTTCTCAGATGCAGAGCAATCAAAGCTGGCTGGTATTGAGGCAAACGCCACAGCCGACCAAACGGCGGCACAAATCAAGACAGCTTATGAAAGCAATGCTGACACAAACGAGTTCTCGGACGCAGAGCAGACTAAGCTGTCTGGCATTGAGGCTTCTGCCGATGTGACCGACACTGGCAACGTCGGTGCGGCACTGACAGCATTCACCACTGGCACGGATGCCATCAGCACAGACCTTGTTCCGTATTACGATGTTAGCGCCGGAACGTGGGAAAAAGGCACAATATCAAACGTGGCCTTGATTGGGCCAACAGGCCCAACGGGTTCGACTGGGCCAACTGGGCCACAAGGCGCGACCGGCCCAACCGGCCCGACAGGTGCGGACAGCACTGTCGCTGGCCCTACAGGCCCAACCGGCCCGACAGGCCCAACAGGCCCCACAGGGCCAACTGGCGCGGACAGCACAGTCGCCGGCCCCACAGGGCCAACAGGTTCAACAGGGCCAACAGGCCCGACCGGCCCCACAGGCGATGGATTTACTGGCGGGTCATATAGCGCACCGACAGGTGTGGTTACATTTACGTCTGACGACGGTCTCGGTTTTGTTACGGGCGATTTGCGCGGAGCGACCGGCCCCACCGGCCCTAGCGGCCCAACAGGCTCAACCGGCCCAACGGGGCCGACCGGCCCTGCGGGTGCTGACGGTTCGGACGGCTCAACCGGCTCAACCGGCCCGACCGGCCCGACAGGCCCAACTGGCTCAACAGGCCCTGCGGGTGCTGATGGCTCAGATGGCTCAGATGGCGCGGCAGGCCCTACAGGCCCCGCGGGGCCAACAGGGCCAACTGGGCCGACCGGGCCATCTGGGCCAACTGGGCCAACTGGGGCAAGAGGGCCAACCGGCTCGTCCGGATACTTGACCGGCGGCATTCAATTTGGGTATTCTACGCCCAACGGCGTATCAACTGTTGGTTCTCTCAGGGCTTGGTCTTACGCAAACGGTGGCAACTCTAGCGTGTATTCTTACGGGTTCAACCAGTATAGCGGCCCTGCAAAGATTACATATGCCACTTAATCGGACGCATCTTTAAGGAGTGGTAAAATGAGTGCGAATGACATAACACCTATCACCGTCTATCTTTCGGAAAGGTTGACCGATGCTCAGGTTGCGGAGTTTCTGCAATGGTCGGGCATATCAGACGACCTATATCAGCAGACCATTTTTCTCAATAACCTGTCTGAATTAGACCCGCACATCGCGGCGTTTAAGGAGATGCCGGAATGAGGCCGCAGTGGCAGTTCTTTCAAAACGGCATCACCAGCGCGCAAATACAAAACATCAAAGACATTGCCGAACATTACTCGTTTGAGGATGGAAAGATATTTGCGGAAAGCATTGATGCCGCACACTCAATCAGGTCAAGCAACGTCAAGTGGTTGACCAATCACGCCCCGATACAGGAAATGCTCTGGGGCTTTGTGAGGCAGGCAAACCGAAACGCTTTTAATGTTGATGTTGAGAATGTTTGCGAGATTCAGTTCACCGAATATAAGGCTGAGAACGAAGGTTTTTACAACTGGCATCACGACATAAATTGGGACGATAGCGCAGCCTTTGACAGAAAGTTAAGCGTGTCGGTTTTGCTGTCGGATGTCTCAGAGTTTGATGGCGGGGAGTTTATGTTCAAAGAAGCCCCTAATGGCTTTGAGTTCCGCGCTGGCTCGGTCATTGTGTTTCCATCATACTTGGTTCACAGCGTTGCGCGGGTCACAAGGGGAACGAGGCAATCTTTGGTTGCGTGGTTTGAGGGGCCAAGATGGCGTTAAGTAAAATCAGGTCGCTATTTACAGGTGGCCCACAAGTCAGGTTTCTTTGCTTGCCGGAATGGGTGGGTGTTATTGAACCGCCCCAACCGGCAAGGAAAAACATTCCGGATTGGTTCAAGTCGATGCCCAAAAAAAGGCGCACGCAGATTGATGAACAAACATCGTATCCGGTTCCTACCGCTAAAGCCTGTCACGGGCTTTTTGAGGGAATGGCCGCTGGCTGGATATTCAAGACCATTGCTGATGTCGATGTGACGGTTTGGGACAACCAAAGAAAGGCAAAGTGGGCGACAAGATACGATGTTGACGATATCCTAACCGTTCATTCCAAGCCTCAAACTGAGGGCATGCCCAACGGCGACAAGGTCGTGGCAAAGTGGACAAGTTATTGGCAGATGCGAACAGCAAAAGGCTGGTCAACGCTTTTTGTGCCCCCACTAAACGGCGGCAATGAGTTTTTCGAGGTGTTTCCGGCTGCAATTAGAACCGACATCTACAAGGGTGACGTCCTGTTTCCATTTACATTCAAACAAGACGGCGAATTTTACATACCGGCCGGAACGCCTATCGCGCAGGCAATACCGTTCAAGCGTTTTGAGCCAAAGGCCATTTACTCAGCAATGACAAAAAGTGAGATTGGCGAAAAAAAGCGAGAAGTAACAAAGATATATCTCAAGTCAGGGCATTACAAAAAACTATGCACTGAAGTTGACAAAAAGCGCAAAAATAAGCCGTAGAAACCTCGTCGCCACGGTGCTAACATGGTGAAGTCTGACAAGGAGACACGCCATGGAAACCCTGATTTCGTATCTGACAGCAATTATCTCAGCGGCCAGCATTATCGCCGCCGTTACGCCGACACCCAAAGACGACAGCATCGTTGCCAAGATTTATCGTTTGGTTGATTTGCTTGCCGTCAATATCGGCAAAGCCAAAGAGAAATAAAATGTCCACCCAAGCGCAGTTAGAGGCACACGAGCGTGAGTGCAAGGTGTTCCGTCGAATGGTTGACGACAAATTGAACACGCTTGACCGGCGCATGTGGCGCATTGAGGCACTTGCCTTTATGGCTGTTATTGGCTTGTTTACGCTTGGCGGCATAATCCTGCAAAAGCTGTGATGTGTCATGTGGCGCGCCGGCATTGTTCTGTTGCTGTGTTTGACAACAGCACACGCTCAAAATGAGCAGACCGGCGACCTAAACACGAGCAACATGAATTCGACTGTCTCGAGCAATAACCCGTCGACCTCAACAACAAACAACTATAATGGCGCAGGCGCGGCCTCTAACGTCACGCCACCACCGACCGCTGTGGCGCCTAGCACGCCGTCAGGCGGCTCTGAGAGCTGTCTTATGGGTCTCTCAGGGGGTATTCAGCTCAATCTATTTGGCGTTTCGCTAGGTGGTTATCGACAGGACGTGAATTGCGAACGTCGCAGAGACGCCAAGGCGTTGAAAGAGCAGGGCATGACCATTGCTGCGGTGGCAAGACTTTGTCAGTCGCTGCCCGTGTGGGAGGCCATGCTGTCGTCTAGCACGCCCTGCCCTATATCTGTTGGCGGCAAATTGGTCGTCGGCAGGGCTGCAACACTGCTGATGCGTCGCGACCCCGAAGTTTTTATTCCAAACTATCTGGAGCGAAAAGATTTTTATGATATGATTTTACGGATAGGAGTGACGGATGACACTGATGAAGAAAATGGCGACGACACTGGCGGCTCTCTTTCTGAGCGTTTCCGCAGCTCAATCAGAGACAACGATTGATGCGCTGGTCGAAGCCAGCCGCACCATCGCAATTAAGCTAGAGCAAGGCCGTTATGCCGCATTCGGTGCAGAGCATTACGCGGCGACCGGCAACGTGATTGATTATTCCGCAGTCGTTCCGGAGCAGCACCTAATCACAGAGGCAGATGTGTCGGCGTATAACGACGCAGTGACCAACGTGCAGCAAGCGCTCTACTTTACGACAAAGATGGCGCTCGAGGAAAAGGCCGCGCAGTCGATGGTCAAAGTTAGCGACGCGGTCGACAGCCTTGTGATTGCAAGCGTGCAGCTCAGTGTCGTCGAGGAGGTCGCAGAGCGCGCAGAGACGGCGCAGGAGACTGACGACGTAACCGAGCAACTAGCGGTTCAGGATT